GGCACAAAGCCATTGCTGCGCATAAACGCCACCAGGCCTTCAACACTACCCAGCTCCTGCAAGCACAGGTCAACCAGGTTTTGCCCGTTGCTCACCACAACCTTTTGTTGCCTTGGTGTTACACGTGGAGCGAATACAGTTTTAAGTTCACGCATCTCCAGCCGCAGCGCATCATCCACCTCCCGGGTGGCCGCAGCAGTCTCTACATGATCAGCTGTTAAATCATTGTCGCGCAAAAACGGCACAAGAGCCTCTATGTTTCCATAGGCCCGTATCACCAGGTCAACTGCGCTCTCGCCCATATATGATTTTACACTGCTCATTGATAGTTAGCGTCTAACTCCATCTGCCCATCGTTGTAAATCTTAAGCCGGTTAATGGTTAGCCCATCGGCTTTAAATTGTTTCACCACTTCCTGGTGCAGGCCACTCAGGTTATCGTCATTCAAAAAGTTTTTCACACCCACACCGGTTTGTGGGTATTGCCGCAGCTCACCCTTCTCCAGCAACAGCAACAATTGCTGGTGCTGAGCTGAACTCTCACCAACCACGAAGTCACCATTGGCAATCTTCAGGTCAAAGTCATCGGTTAACAGGTAATCGTTCGGCATCAGTGTTTAACTTTTGTGTTCTCTAATTCATTTCGGTTTGTGGTTACAAGTGCTGTCGTTACCAGTGGCGGACTCACACTTCCTCCCCATGATATGATCGTATTCACTTTGTTCTCCAGGTTGTTCAGCTTGCTTACCAGCTCACTGATTTTTATCAGCCCGCCAAACGTGCCGCCAAACATCACCACTTCCTGCACCTGGCTGCACCGCATAATAAAGCAGGTGTTCATTTCATTGCCTATTAAGCCAACCAACACACTGCTATTGTTTGCGGGTATTTCAACAAGCCCATCTTTCACCTGGTCAATACCTGCCTTCAGTCGCACATCAAATATCTCGGGGCCTTCAACGGGTTTAACTGTGCACGTAAGTTCATCGGTGTTTACAGCCGTAACGGTAGCCGGAAATACCTGCACCGGTGCCTTGAAGTACTCGCGCAACAATCTCAATATGTCATCCCTTTGCTTCATCTCTTTTTTATTCTCCCCCTGTTAAGGGGGAGTGGCCTTTAGGCCGAGGGGGTATTCAATTTTATACCAAGTTCAATCCGTCTTTTAAATCCATCTTCAGCATTAAAGTCTGTGGTGACTGAATCGATCACATACCTGCCGCTTCGCTTGTCGCCATACTGTGGGTCTTGCAGGTTGGCCGTCATTAATGGCTCTGCCCATGGCAGACCAAACGTGCGCAGGCCACCTTCGTACCCGGTAAACTTGTACTTCTGCATTTCTTCCTCAGCCAGGCGCTTCAGTTCGCTGCTGCTGGTTACGTTGTAGAAGAAGATTGTACGCTGTTCGCCTTCAGCATCTTTACTTGGCACATCAACCTCCACGCGGGTATTGTCTTTTTTTATTCCGATGGCTCGTACCTTCAACTGCACATCTTCCGCATTGCGGTAGGTGAGGTCGTGCTCAATTACATTCCAGGCTAAGCTGTAGTTCACATCGCCCAGGTTGCGGGTGTAAGCCAGGCCAACGTACAGCTCTTTACCGCGAAAGGTGGCCATGAGTCCGTACTCTTCCTTTATCTGTTGCAGGGCTTTGGCTCCGTTTACATTGCTAAGCCTGAACTGCGAAAAGTTTACAGCCGGTATCTCCAGGCTGGCGGTTAAGCCTGCCTCCGGAAACTTCTTATTGGTTTCGCTGATGATGTAGTTCACCACCTCTTTCAGTGTGGTGTCTTTCCAGCTTTTGCTCAGGTTGGTTTTTTTAAGCAGGTAGCCGCTATCTTCGCACTCCACTTCAAATGGAATGTTCGGCTTCAGCCTGCTCACGTAACCTTCAAACTCGGTGCGTTTGGTTTTGCCCTGGTAGTACAGCACTACCTTTACTGCATCGCCTACGTTAATGTAGTTTTCAATACTGGTGGTTTGCAGTTTCTCCACCCGTATGCGTTGCGGTATGCGAATGGTGCACGTGTCCACTACCTCGCGCCAACTCTTTTCAATATGTACGTCATTAACCTGCCTGAACAGGTAGGCGCCAATGGTTACTTCACACGCTAATACTAATGCCATAAGTCTCATGTGGTTCTGCTTTCGGGTACATCTTCAAGGTCTATTTCGCGGTCGCTCAAACAATCCAGTTCATAGCCTACCGCTTCAATGTTACCGGGCACACCAGGAAAGCGAAAGTTTTGCACCGCCACGCGCGTAATGCCAAAGTATTGCAACAAGGCGCACTCTATTTCAATGCCTCCGGGTGCCTCACAAAACCTGCGCAGCTCGCGCACAGATTCCTCCGGGTAAGCATCCTCAACTTCGCTAAGCAAAATGCCGCGGAGCATAATGCGATAGTTGTTCAGGTTCACTTCCTCCAGCACGTTCTCCGTTCTTGCTCCACGGTTTAACCGGGTTTCAATTATGTTCTTACCACCTTCAATGCTGATTACCGGCTCAAGCGGTATTAAGTACTCGCGTACACCCAGCGCAACATCACCATCAAACTCCTCCATCTTCAACAGCACCGGAAACTTCAGGTCAACCGTGCCCCACTGGCTCTTGGCCTCAACCGGCACTATGGCCACCGGCTCCTCATCACGCTTAATATCAAACTGCTCCTTTAACCCAATGAGTGTACCCACCGGACTTATACCCGGCAGGCCGTTAACCAGCAGCGGGTACGGTGGCCGCACATGCCCGAAGGCACGTTGATATAAATCGTTCAGGTTAAAGTCTGCCATTTATAAAATACTTTAGTCCGCTTACCTTCTCCCCTGGGAGAAGGTGGCCGCAGGCCGGATGAGGCCTACTGAGCCGCAGCATAATTCGCACTATTCAAAACTCTCAAGAGCGCCTCGGTTACCTGGCGTTCCATGTCACTTACACTTTCTTTCACGTTGTTCACGTTAAACTTCTGTTCGCCCACAAGGCTCTGAAGATTTATCGTTACGTTGACGGATTTGCTGCCGCCTCCTGAGATTGAGTCGAGGCCAGATTTAAACTCATCTTCGAAACCTTTTCCTCCGGCAGTATTATCTGAGCCTTGAAGGTTACCTCCTAAAAATCCAAGCAATCCTTTCATTGCTTCAGTTCTTCTCCTTTCCTTTTCCAGCGGAGAAACAATTCCTTTCAATGATGCTAAATCTTCCTCAGCAGCACTCAACAAGCCTCCTTTGCCGGTTATACCTTTCAGCCTGTCACGTATGGACTGAATTTCTTCATCTGTAACATTTCTGGTTCCTACACCAGTGGCACTAAAATCACTCGATAGCTTACCGGTTTTCGCAATAGTATTGAGCCTTGCTTGTAGGTTTATCGCATCTCTGTTGAGATTGAAAATTTCCCGCTCCTTTTCTTTGATCGCTTCTTGATTAAGAATTTGAAGGGCCTCTTTTGATTTCCTTACAAGCGCATCAATTTTAGTCGTACTGATCCCGATGGCATTACCGTACTTATCCCATTGTGTAACGGCACCCGGAAGAAGCTCACTCAAACGCTTGGTGATGTCACGAAGATTTTCCTGCTCTTTCGCGTTCAGATTTGTTTTTTCAGAAAGCCTCCTATAATTGAATATCAATGGCCCAACTTCATTAGTAAGGGCATTGATTTTAGATTTTTGTTCAAGGTATAACTGATTAACAGGCTTCATGCTTTCAGTAATACCTCTGAACATCACAGTCAAAGCTTGCGTTGTTTGACGAAGCGATGGTTCAAGTCTATCATAGAATGCAAGAGCTGTTCCTTCAACTGCTGATTTAAGTGTAATAAAGTCTCCCTTTAAATTATCCAGCTGTTTCTTTGCAATTTTCTCAGCAGTACCTCCGGCTTTTTCAAGTCTTCGCGTCCAAGTTTGGAGTGATTTTGAGCCAGCGCCTAATAATATGTTCCATTCCTGTATAGCCTCTGCCCCGAATAATGTTGCGAGAACACCTTGTCGCATTTCATCACTTGCTCCTTTTAATTTTTGCTCAAGCATCCTAACGGTTTGAGTCATACCGATGAAGCGACCATTCTGATCAAAGAATTGAATATTCATTTGCTTCATCAACTTCTCCATTTGAGATGTTGGTTTTGCGAGCCTTGTAAGTGATGTTCCTAAAGCTCTCGTAGCAAGTGATCCTTTCAAACCAGAGTTTGCCAACAAACCGTACATGGCAGTAGTTTCTTCAAGCGTCATATTGAACGCATGCGCTGTTGGCCCCATGTAGTTCATTGCAGTAGCCAGCTCTTCCAGGTTGGTATTGAAGCTCACCGTTCCTTTGGTGAGCACATCCACAATGCGGTTGGTGTCACTGGCTTGCAAGCCAAACTGCGTCATCACATTCGTGCTGATATCAGCAGCTCTCGCAAGGTCAACCTGTGCAGCGGCAGCAAGATTAAGGTTTGGTTGAATGGCTTGAAGTATCTGGTTCACATTCAAACCAGCCATTGCCATAAAACTCATCGCATCCGCGCTTTGGCTTGCGGTGAACGCAGTAGTTTCGCCCATCTTTCGAGCTTTCGCTTCGAGGGCATCAAATTGCTGAATAGTGGAATTGGTCAGCGCCCCGACTCGACTCATTTGATAGTCGAAGTTTGCGCCAAGTGCCACTGTTGACTTGATAGCAAGACCTATTGCAAGGCCTAAAGAGGCCGGACCTAAAAATCTAACAAGTCCTCTGACCGCATTTGAAAGACTATAGAATGAATTCTCTACTTTTTTATTTGTTGGCCCTAAACGATTAAGCTTATTATCAGCAGCAGCCGCACTTTGCCCCAGCCTGCGAAGCTTATCGCTGGCCTGGTCTTTCATGCGCATGATGTACTCGTACAGCTTCATCGTTTTGTGCCAAACATTTTACCTATCTCACGCTCGCTATGCTTGCGCTCCTGGTCACGTGCATATTCAATCTGTTTGAATATGGTGGCCCACTCCTGGTTTGATAATTGGTCGGGATCAAGTCCGGTGTAATACCGGATCATGGCATCGCCTCGCGAAATAATGGAGGAGGCTTCCGTAAGGGTTGCCTCCTCTAAAGCTTTTTTACGCTTACGTACTCCTTCTCCTTCACCTCGTTGATTGCCAACAGGCAACCGAGGTACAGGCGTTTGTCTTTTCGCAATTCATCCAGCGCCTTGGCATCAAGGGCCAAACGCTCCAGCAGGTGTATCTGCGTGTCGAGCGGCTTTGCTGTTTTGTTGCGGTCTTCAGCGTACTTAATATCCAGCCGTGTGGCTAACCGTACCTCAAGCACGGGTTTGTCGTCAATGTGAATGGTGGCCTTGCCTTCGGTGTACACTACTTCGGCTTCCGGTATATCTACCAGGTCGCGCACCTGGTCAACCAGGCCAATCTTGTACTTATCGGTTTTAATCTCGTCATCACCGGCCAGCCAGCAGTTGGCAAGCAAGGCATCCACCAGATCGAGTGATCCGCGTTGCATGGCTGTGAGTAACAGCTTCATAATGCGAATGTCGCTGGTCGGATCAAAGATGTAGGCAGTTTTGCCGTTGCTTTGTAACTCGTACACTCCGGAGTGTTTCTTCTTCCACTCCTCAATTTGTTGCTTGGTAACTTTACTCATTTGGTTTGATGGTTAAGATGAACAACTGGCAGGAAGGTTACCGGTTTGCTTCCGTACCTACTTTGTCTTTGACCGGCATGGCTTATATATCGGGTAAGCGGGTATCAAACATTAAACTGAACCTCACCGATCACAATCGGCAGTTCAATCTCAGCAAACTGATCACCATTGTTCCAGTCTACTTCGCACTCCAAAAACTCGCAGTACACTAACCGGTCGCTGCTGATCACGCTGCCCACTTCGGGCGCGTACACAACCATAATATCGAACGGCTTAATGCTGGTAACGCCTCCACGTGCCGGGTTGCCAATGCTTTGCAGCAAGGCACGCAGCTCGCTGAACAGTACCCGCACGGTACCTTCGTAATTCTGCTGGCCACGCGCACGTGCTATCGGCTTTTTGCCCGCACCATGTACGTTGCTTTTCTCCTGCATCTCCTTGTACCGTATGCCACGCAACCCGATAATGGGCCTGCCCAGCATTACTACCTGCAAGTCAATGAATCCGTATTCTTCGCTATTAAAGGCCATAGTTGTTAGGTGTTAGCAGGATTTCTGAATCCGAGTTTCACAATGATCTTCTTGCTGTAGAACTTAGGCGTAATGCCTACCTCTACAACCACTTCGTTTGTGCTGAGCACATTTTGTTTCGGGTCAATCGAAACCTCCACGCTGCTGATCTCGCTGTTGGCGGTCATCTCGGCATCGATGCGTGCCTGGATCAAACTCTGGTAGTACTTCACCACACCGGGCGCAATGGCACCGGTTTCGGTTACAGCCAGGTCGTCCAGTATTTCATTCACGTACGTGCTGTACGCAAGCAAAATGGCTTTATCAATTACGCGGCCACGGGCCAGTGAACTAAAGTCGTCACTGTTGGCGGTAGCGGTTGGGTCGTCATTAAAGAAGTACCCGTTAATGCCCTGGTACTTGCGCATGAAGATGAACCCTTTGTCGTGCAGCAGGTCGAGGTTGGCCGGAGTGTACTCTTCAATGGGTGTATCCTGGCCGGTAAGGTAACTGGCATCAATGCCCAGGTCTCCATCTTTCACGCGGCCAATGTTGCGTTGTACCGGGTTCTTCGCCAGGCGGCCAAGCGCCAAACCAACGGAAGCATTCAAACTGCTTTCAACATCAGTTCCAATCACCAGGCCAACGCAAGGGAATTCGCTCGTCTTCAGGTTGAGCAACGTTGAAATCGTTCCCTGGAAATCACGTGCATCCAGCACCGCGCGGAAGGGTTTGTATTCAGCGGCTTGCTCATCGTACAGCTCCTGCAATTTTTCAGCAGCAGCAATCACATCCGGATCGAGCTGATCGGCATGTGTGGGTGAGTAAGCGCCATCAGCCACTCGGGTTACCCCAATCAGGCGAATGGTTCCACCGCTGTCAGCAATAAGTCCCTTCACAATCGTGTTGGCCTTATCGCACATATCTTCCATGGTTGTGGTCTTGGCCACAATCTTTATCCACAGCTCAGCGCCCTCACCGGCTTGCGCATAAAAGTCGCTTATCGACTTGTACACGTTTGTGGTGTTAGTGGTGTCGTAAGCAGCGTCCAGGCCAAGGTCAATCGCATCTTGTGTGCTGTTGATCTTCTTGCTTTCACCCAGCGCAATCTTATCGGCAACCGCTACACCGGTCATCACCAGGCCAGCTACGCCATCAGCCAAGGGATCAACCAGGCCAAGCGCTCCGTTCTGTACTTGTATCTCAACTTTCGGTAAAGGCATAGTTGTACGGGTTAGTCGTTTTTAGTTTCATCTTCTTCGCCAGAGTTCTCTTCATCACCCTGCTTGCCTTCTTCGCCAGAGTTCTCTTCATCACCTTGCTTACCTTCTCCGCCAGCGTTATCGTTCTGCTCAGCCACAAGAACTTCATTCACTGACTCAAGCAGATCGGCTTTTTTTACATTTCCCTGTTTGGCAATACCGCGCGTAGCAAGCCAGCTCTTGATATCCTGAACCTTCCAGCTGTCATCAGGAATCTTTGACAGATCAACATCTTCTTCCTCCTCTTTGTCCACCAACATTTTGCGGGTGATGCTGATCAACGATTGCTTTTCATCAATCCTGCGCTGATGGTTTACACCATCGTTGTAATTCTTGTGCAGAAACACCTGGCCATCACCGCTGATGTGCAGTACGTTTTCGCCTGGGTAGGCTGCGAAGTACTTTTCTGCTAATGCTTTTAATTCCTGGTTCATGGTTTCAAAAAGGTTTTTACTTTAAAAATTAAGTAGAGCAGCAGCGCACCCAATGTGATGCCGGTATACAACCTGGCAAACTTGTCAATGCCCCTGGTCTTGTACACCGTCTTCTCTACCACCTCATGTTTCTTTTCGTGCCGCAGTCGGAATATCTCTTTATCCATCACCTGGATAACATCCTTCAGGCTGTCGCAACTTCCGGTGGCCGTCAGCTCACCGGTGGCCTTGATGTTTACCGCCAGGGCCGCGCGGTTGTTTTTTGCTTTGATGGTTACAGGTTTCGGTTTAAGGGTAGCGGAGTCGCACTCGATGTACTCTGTTACCGTTACCGTATCGCCTGGTATTTTTATTTCCACATACCGGGGCACCTCTTTTACATAGGTGCTGTCAGTAACAATTGTCGTGGTGGAGGGCACGCCCTTGCGGTTGCACCCAACCACCATCAACAAAAGCACCATCAAACCAGTATGGAGAAGTTTGATCATGCTGCTGATCGGTATCGCTCCTGGTGTAACCGAACAACCTTAGTATTCACTTGTGCTTCGGAAATGTACCGGGCAACCTTATTGGCGGTTCGCTTAGGTCTTCGCTTTTCGTACACACCATCGCCTTCGCGTGAGCCTGCATTGTTTGTGTTGCCTTCAACCGTGAAGAAGTAGTCTCCACTTCGCGGCCATCGGTCAACAAAACCTACATGCGCTATCCGGCCCAGGTTATTGAAGTACAATCCAAAAACATCGGCTTGCTCAGGCTTGATTTTATTTACATCGATTACCGCATGCTTCGGAAACCAGGATGGGCTCCACGCACTCTTCGGATTTTTAATGTCGTTAACGGTAAAGCAGTACGCTACAAATGCCGCGCACCAGGGATTACCTTCATCAAAGCCGGTAACAGCCAGAAACATTTTAACTTCAGCGCCATCATTTCGGCCCGTGGCTTCACGTACAAATAAGAATGATTGGTAGGTCTCGGCAACTTTCAAACGCAGTTCGTCTGCGGTTAGAATGATAGCTTCCTGAGCCTGGTAAGTTACTTCAATTGCTGGCTGAGGATGCTCCAAGCCAGCCTGCACGCTGTAACAAAAGTCGTTTCGTTCCTTTACGGAATCAGCATAGCCAACAGTAAGCCCAATACATACAAGGCAAATACTGAAAAACAGAGTTTTAATTTTTCCCATGGTGTTAGTTGGTTAAAGTGATCGGTTACTTGGTCAATAAGAAATGTGAAGATGGATGGCCATGCCAGGCGAATGGCTATCATGCTACAGAAGGTAGCCATAGCGAAAGCTGCGAGGCCAAAAAATACTTTTTGAAATACATCAATGGTGTAGGGTACCGCACGCGGATCAAGATCAGGAATAACAGTTTCAGCCACCAGGAACAACACCACCGCAATGGGCGCAAGCCACAGTTCGTTGTAGCGCTTTAAGAAAGCAACCACCTGGTATCGTTTCAATATGTCCTTCAGCTGTTTCATTTGTTCAGTAATCTTTCTGCTATGGCGGCAGTAATCGCGGCTGCAAATCCGGCAATTCCGCCCCACACTTTACTTCGTGTTTCCTGCGCTGTTATCTTCAGCGTCATCTCGTGATTTTCTTTCTGCAACTCCTTAAAGTCAGTTTTCAGTTGCTTCAGGTCACGCGCCACCACTATCAGCAACTCGCGTTGCGAAAGCTCGTGCAGGTTTATTTTCGCTTCTTCTTTTTCCGCCATTCATACAAGAGGTTAGAAAGTGGGGCGCGAAGCTTGCGACATTCACGCCCCTGAGAGTTAACCGGGTATGCAGAAGAAGAATTAGCCGTTGTCTTCAACAAGTGCCAGCGCACCTTTTTCGGAAAGGCGACTGATAGTGGAGCCACCACGGATACCGCAGTTCAATCCAATACCACCGGCATACTCGCCACGCGGAGCCGGGTCCATCCACACTTGCACAGCGCCCTTGATGTAGCGCACCATACGGGTATGGAAGAAGATACCAGCCAGGTTATCGGTTTCTGCCGGAGCTGCACCAATAGCCTTCTTAACCGGCAAACCTGCTTCGGTGTACACCTGCGTAGTGCTGCGCACAAACACATCGAACCCGAAGATGTTACCGATGGCACCTTTGGCAAGAAGCGTGTTGTTCTTGTCAGTGCCCTGGCCGTAAGCCTTCATGATGTCAATAACATCTTGCTTAAAGCCTGCGGGTATTACTACCCTGCGTCCGCCATCATCTGGAATATCCAGCTTGTCGAACATGAATTGCGCCCAACGGAAATCTTCTTCCGCTACTTTTTTACGCACACCAGTTGCACCAGGTGCAGCGGCAGGGCGTGTGGTTGAGCCCGTAGTCTGGCGGATAAACTCCGCCTTCGTGGCACCCCAACCGTTCATGATGCGCTCAGCAATCTGGCGCTCCAGGCTCATCTGGTGTTTCCACAATTTGGCCGCACGCTTATCGTAGCTCACCAACAACTGGTTGTTGTAGGTTACCACGGTAGGCAGCGTTACCAACAGGTCGGCACCGTAGGTTTTCTTTTTGTCTTCCTCAATGCCGATCGGCAAAGGAAGCTGCGTGGGGTTAACCACTACCTCAGCTTCACCGTCTTCATCTTGTGGAATTTCAACTTCCTCCACATCAATACCAGCGGCATCGGTTTGCGCACCGGCATAGAATGAATTATCAGGGAAGAGTACCTTTTGCAGGTCACTCGTAAACAGTCGTCTTACTACTTCGCTCATCGCTTATTCAGTTAAAGGGGTTAGTCGATTTGAACTACTGCACCGGCAGGCACAAACAAGGTTCCGTCATACACGAAGAGTTGCGTCTTCGTTTTTCCAGCAACACCTACAATAGCAGGTGCGTCAATGCCTGTACCCAGGGTAAGGTCATCAGCGTTGTTGGTAGCGGGTACCTTCAACAGCAAGAGCGCTCCCTTTCTCAACTGGCCATGAAAGGTCAGGTTCAGGGTGGTGTCACCTGTAAGAATTGCAAAACTCAAAATGGTGAACATATTGCGAATGGTTACGGCCTGCGTAGCAGCGTAATCCAGACTTTGCACATCGGCCTCACCAACGGGCCAGCTCATTTTTTCTACTTCCATCGCTTAAGCGTTTAAGGTGACAGTCTTTTTGATTTCCTCATCGGTTGGCTTGTAGCCAAACGAGGCTTCGAACAAGGCCGCAAATTCAGCAGGCTTTGTGTTGGCCAGGGCCAGCAATCCTTTGGGGTCGTTCTTTTCCCACTGCTCGTAGTTCCACTTTGAGCGGTCGGTATTAGCGGCAGCTGCTCCACCTTCATTTTTAAATGAAGCGATCAGCTCATTCAGGTTGAGGGATTTCTCGGCTGGCTTTGCAGCGGCAGGCATCAAATCCATAGCGGCTTTAATGTCCATCTCAGCAACCTTCTTCAAAGCAGCAATTTGCTTCTCATCGGTTACACCACGCTCTTTGGCCAGCGCAACAATACCTTCAACCAGCGCAGCCTTTTCGTCAGCAGCACTTTCAGGTGCAGCAGATGCAGCAGGCTTGGCGGGGTCAACAGTAGGCTTCTCAGGCGTTTTATTGATCGCCTCAATAGCCTCCAGTATCTGCTCATCGGTAGCATCAGCCTTCAGGTTGAGCTGCTTGATGAGTTTGTCTTTCGTTTCTTTCGTCATTGCGTTTTCGGTTTCAAATTGTTGTGAGTAATGAGCCGCCATTTCCATATAGCTGGCCTGTTCTTTTTCAAGGGGCTTTACATTGCCCTCTACGATTTCATCAATCAAATTTTCTTTCAGCGCCTGCTCGGCAGTAAACCAGGTGTCTTTCCCTTCTGCCATCCAGTTGTCAAGAATCCATTTCGAATCCTTACCGGTTCTACTCGCATAAATGTCAGCCAGTGTTTTGTTCAGGCTGTCCAGCAAGTCGGCATAGTTGCGTATCTGGTTGGCTGATCCAATCACACCACCACTTCCCTGGTGAATCATAAGTCTTCCGCCA